ACGGCGCTTGGTCTGGACCCGGGGAACGGCCAGCACCTCGTGGAGTACCTGCATGATCAAGAGGCGCTGCCTAAGGATTGGCCGCGCACGGAGACAGGTTTACTCGGCGCGCGCGCGGCGGATGTAGAGAAGCTGGTTCACCCCGCCGCGGTTGCTCACCTAGAGTACAAGCGACTGACGAAAGTTAACGGCTATTTGCAAAAGTGCGCGAGCATGGCCAGTGTCACCGGCCGCGTACACACGATGGCCGGCATTCTGGGGGCCTCCGCTACGGGCCGCATGAGCTATGGCTCCCCCGAGCTACAGCAGTTCCCTGGAGATGCGCGCGGGGTGCTTCGTGCCGACGCTGGCGACTCGCTTGTCTCTATTGACTGGTCGGCTATCGAGCCAATCACCCTGGCGAATATATCAGGTGAGTGGGAGATGATCCAGGCGTACGAGTCTGGGGCGGAGCTGTATGCTCCCGCGATGACCGCCGCGGGCGTACAGCGGAAGATCGCCAAGGTTGTGCTGCTGGCGGGGATGTATGGGCAAGGGGCTGATCTGCTAGCCAAGAATCTGTCCGACGCAAAAGGTGTACACACTGGGCGTGGCGAAGCTAAACAAATTCAGTCGTCAGTCATGGACAGTATGCCAAACATCCAGCGTACGTTAACCACGATTCGCAAAATAGCGAACACACACGGGTATGTCGTGGCGATTGATGGCCGGCCACTGCCCATACCCAAATTTGAAGGTAAGTTCGCGGGCTATAAAGGCCAGAACTTTGTTATCCAATCCAGTGCGTACACACAGCTGGCGGAGTCGATCGTGGCGGGCTCCAAAGCTGGCCTGAGTGGCACGCTGCGGCTGGCAATGCACGATGAGCTAGTGGTAGACCGGGACTCTGCGGAAGAGTGGCGGCGGATCATGGAGACACCTTGCGCGGCCTTGTGCAGAGCGACAGACCGCGTACCTGTTTTGCGCACGGACATGCTGGACATGGGTACGAATTGGATGAAGCCAGAATAGATCTTGACAGAACAGGATACGAAAGGATAGGGTCAGATCATGACAGCCACGACAGTGTTTCTAGCGTCTTTCGCGGCCAGCATGGTTGCGGGTACTATCATCCTGGCACAGTCTCCCGAGGCTCACGCCGGCGTTGGAGAAGTGATTTTTGATACACATGTGGAGGCCTCCCGATGACAAACGATATCGCATGGGTGTTTGATGAACTCAAGCGTGAGCTGGCCGAGGCCACAGAGAATTTTCCTCCAATGAGGTCTCCTCACGAAGGGTGGGCGATACTTCGCGAGGAAGTAGACGAGATGTGGGATGAGATCAAACGTAATGATTTCGATGGTGCTTTAGAGGAAGCCTTACAAGTCGCCGCGATGGCAGTCCGCTACATCAGCGACCTCCAGAACCACACCCCACCCAGGGCAGCTACGATCCGGCCCTTTAAGGGTTTGACATGACAGAACGCAAGCTTGATGTAATTGTGGACGGCCTGTTTCAGTGTGGCCCGTGGTACGTGGAGCGCGTGCACGTACCCATCGGGACTAAGAATGAGGCTTACACCATAAAGTGGGTCGCAAAGATGGACCTTGAGGGCGCCTATATGGCTCAGTTTGATCATCTGTATGAGGCATCGCAGTGGGTCAAAGAGTCGTTTAGGACCATAGACGGACAGAATATTATGGAATGATGAACCACAAACTGAAATTCACCAACACCCATTCGCCAGACAAGTGCGAGGGACGTCCGTGCATCGTACATAACCCAACCGACCATCACATGTCTGACTGGCCTGCACATTGGCGGTATGACAGGGGCATCTTGGAGCGCATCTGCACGCACGGTGTCGGACATCCAGACCCAGATCAGTTTGATTTCTGGCAGGAAACCAACCGTATGTACGACGCTGTTCATGGATGCGATCGCTGTTGCACACAGCCGACGGATGTTGCCAGCCATAATTCGTCCCGAGTAGATCGCAACAGAAAATAATGGAAGAGGGCCAATGCTCGGCGCGCACCAGATCGAGATAGCACTAGGTAGCAGCTATGATAGGAGCAATCTCAAAAACATTCTGGCTGCGATGGCAGATGCAGGTTTAGCCGCGTTCTTGTGCCAGACCAACAGCAAGGCGCCCGCACCCGACAAGGTGCTAGCGCCGGCCACTGCGAAAAAGATGCGCGCCGACGGTCACAACATGGGCTTCGGCCTCGCTACATCGAACAAGACGAAACTTAAGAGCTACCTGACCCGCTGGGAGTCCAACTCGCCGGCGGGTGTTCACCCCAACATTGGCATTAACGTGGGCGAGTCCCGACTGCTGGTCGTGGATGTGGATACCGAGATCGAGAAGTACGCGTTCCTCGAGTACTGGGCTGAGCAGGAGGCCGCGGAGTTCACCGATTTCTCTCCGACGGTGTTGACGCCGGGCCAGAAAGACAAAGACGGCGACTGGATCCACAAAGACGGCGGACATTTCTACTTTACGTTGCCGGCTGACTGGCAGCTGCCGGCCAACACACCCGCGGTGGTCAAAATGGATGGCGGCTGGGCCATCTACGTTCATGGGTGCTACGTGCTCGCGCCACCATCTGTGCGCGATGAGGGCCCGTACATCGTGGCAGGTAAGGTCCGTGAAGCCCCGGAGTGGCTACTCGCAGCGGTGGGGTCTTCGGTAAGAACCAAAGACCCCACTACCCCTCGCCAGGATACAATCACCGGGGAAGGCACCTCCAGCACCACCATTGTGGGCCAGCAACTAAGTATAGACACAGACGACTCATTTAGTCAAGACATAGACGACTGGTCGCGAGATCAGGACTGGGAGACGATCCTTACCGACCGCGGCTACAGTGCTTATCGGCTGGACCGCTGCGGGTCTCACTGCATGATGTACACCGCGCCGGGGGCACACGCCAGCCAGAAGTCGTGCACGGCGCACGGTGCGGACTGCACGATGTATGACCAGACGCTCGGCCATGGACCTATTCACTTCTGGACGGATAATGTGCCAGAAGGGTTCGAGCCTAAGGGCACGTACACGCTCGTACAATTCTTGGCACGCACCGACCACGACGGCGACGTTGGAGCTGCCCTCGCTGAGGCTGGCATCGACATGGCGTCGGTGGACCTTAAGCTAGTGGCTAGCCCGCTACGGCAGCTGATCACGCGTGAGGTGCCGGATCAGATCATCTGGCCGGCCAGCCATTTTCAGGACACACCACCCCCTGAACCGCTGATCGAGGGGTTTTTGTTTCGCGAGACGCAAGCCATGCTGATCGGTGCGCCCGCTGCGGGCAAATCCTTTGTGGCCTTAGACATGGCTGGCTGCATCGCTACAGGACAAGAATGGCACGGGCACGCCACTCATGAGGGTCTGGTAATTTACATCGCTGGCGAGGGTTTCAGAGGGTTTATCCAGCGTCTTGGTGCTTGGTCGGCGGCACATCATCGCCCGGATGTGTGGGACAAGCTGCACCTAGTGCGTGATCCGTACTCGATCCCGGCCGATAATCGGGTGACCCCCGCGGCGGAATGGTGGGCGAAATTCATTGATGAGGCCGCGGCGCTGAACCCGGAAATGATTGTCATAGATACTCTAGCTCGCGTATCGGTGGGGCTCAAGGAGAACGACGCATCGGACATGGGCCGGGTCGTGGAGCTGTGTAACGCGCTCATCGCGCGTGTGTCTAGCACGGTAATGCTGGTGCACCACACGTCGCGGGGGACAGGCCACGCGCGGGGGTCGACCGCACTGCTGGGCAGCGTGGATACTGAGCTGCATGTGGCGGCTGACGAAGAGCTGCCGAACACGATCCAGCTGCTTACGAGCAAGCAGAAAGACGCGGAGCAGGCACATCCGATGGGTTTTGAAATCCAGCGCGGACACAATGGCAGCGCGTACATCACTGAGTTGGCGCTGAAACCCGTGCCGAAGACACCAGCAGATGCTGTACTGGCGATCCTCGGTGAGTCAGGCCGGGATGAGGTGAAAGTGGCCGACCTGCATTTGGCGCTGGCCAGCCACCACACCAAAGCAGACGTGGACAAAGCTGTGCGCGGTCTTATCGAGTCGGGCAAGATCATTCATTGCGCTGGAGCCCGCGGCCGGCAGTTGACAACCGCAGTACGGCTTGTTTAGGATAGGGACATGGCCACATACGACGACATCCACAATAAATTTAATACTTTGGTAGACGCCCGCAGGGAGAAAGCGGACTTGACTATTTTGCGAACCGCAGACCTCGCCGCGGTGCTGTACCTGGCGGGTATAGCTGTAAAAGAAGACGCGCAGAACCACGGCGTGTTTGGCGACCCAATTGTTGCTAGCCTGTTACTTGATTCGTACTACAGGATCGACGAAGAATTCAACACGGCGAATAAAACCGCGGCGGAGGCGGTCAGTGAATACTAGGTGGCGCGTGACAAGCGAAGTCAGCCCGTGGTCCGGTATTCGCTTGTGGACAATCTATATGCCCTGCGGCCGGCTTTACGACACGCACGAAACACTCGAGCTTGCAATGTCGGAAGCCCAGCGGGCGGCAGTGTGGCACGCCCGCACGGCCGGCCGTCGGCGTGGGGGTAGGGGTAGGCCGCGGTGAGCAGACAACTGCGTCCGTACCAGCGCGCCGCCGTAGCGGCCGTACAAAAGGCGTGGGCAGAGGGACAGCTACGCCCGGCCGTGGTCATGGCAACCGGATTAGGGAAGGCCTTGCCCGACACCGCAGAGATTCCGATACCGGGCGGGTTCACTACGATGGGCGAGCTGCACCCGGGGTCATACGTTTTCGCGGAGGACGGGCACCCCACTAAAGTGACCGGAGTGTACCCACAAGGGCTGCGCCAGACCTATTTAGTAAAATTTGATGACGGCGCCGAAGTTTTGGCGGACGGAGAGCATCTGTGGGCTGTGGCTAATCGGGGCCGGACCCGGGCAGTGATGACCACTGCCCAGCTTGCCGCCGCGCCGAAGAAAAACGATAATGGGTATGTGTGGCGCGTACCCGTCATGGCCGCGGCGCAGCAGCCCGCACGCGGGCTTCCTCTGGCTCCGTACACGACCGGTGCGCTGCTAGCCAATGGTTACGTTGTCCAATCGCGTGCCCCCCAGTTGACTACGCCGGATTTACATGTGATAGAGCGCGTACGCGCGGACGGGTACACGGTTGTAAGCGCGGACCACGGCGCAGGTCTGCAGTGGCGTCTACCGGGGCTGTCACATGCCATCACGCGGTCGGGCATACGGGGTCAATTATCTAAAGAAAAGTTCATCCCAACGGCTTACCTGTGCGCCGCGGAGGGCGATCGTGTCGCCCTGCTGCAGGGGCTCATGGATGGAGACGGATCTAGTCGTGCAGGCGGCAGACGATCTGTAAATTACCATTCATGCTCAAAAAGATTGGCGAACGACGTTGTATCGCTGGTGTGGTCGCTGGGCGGACGCGCATCTATCAACCACTACGTGCGGTCGGATAGCAAGCCGGACGAGTATTTGGTATGCATACTAATGCCTTCCGATATTGAAGCGTTCAGCACCCCGCGCAAGGCTAGGAATCAAGCGCCCCGCAGGATTTTCCAACCACGCCGCGCAATAGTAGATGTTGTATTGGCAGGCGTAGAGAATTGTACATGCATAACAGTTGCACACCCCAAGCAGACGTTCGCCGCCGGCCGCCGGTATGTCATTACGCATAACTCCACCGTAATCGCCCGGCTGGCGGCGGATCACGTCGGGCACCCAGACGGTGTGGTCAACGGAAAGCCGGAGCGCCGCGGCCGGCGTGTGCTCATCCTCGCGCACCGGCATGAGCTGCTGGAGCAGCTTAAGGATAATGTGCTGGCGATCGATCCGGAGGTGACTGTAGGCATTGTAAAAGCAGAGCGCAACGAGACAGGCCCCGATGTGGTCATCGGCTCGATTCAGACACTCGCCAATCCAGCCCGGCTAGAGCAGATCAAAGATGTGGGTTTGGTCGTGGTTGACGAATGCCATCATTCTGTGGCGCGCACATACATGGAAACGCTGGCCCAGCTGGGGTGCTTTTCCGACACGATCGCGGTCGGCGTTACCGCGACAATGGATAGATCAGATCAGAAAATGTTAGCCGACGTGTGGGAATCCGTCGCATACAGCAAAGGCATCCGGGAGGGCATAGCCGAAGGCCACCTGGTGCGCCCCATCGGCAAGGCCGTGGTACTGGAGTCGCTAGACCTATCACAGGTGAAAACCAGCAAGGGTGATTTCCAGGAGGGCCAGCTAGGCGAAGCGGTGGAGGATGCCAGTGTTGACATCGCCAAGGCTGTAGTTAACCATGCGAAGGACCGCCGGCGCATTTTGGTCTTTGTGCCTACGGTAGCCAGCGCTATCCGGCTATCTGTAGACTTGGACGCCTGCGATCTGCCCAGTGAGGTGGTGGTAGGTACCACCGACAAACTCAAACGGTCATTTATATATCAGTCACTGCGAGATGGTGATATCCGCGTGATCGTCAGCGTCGGAGTGCTTACAGAGGGATTCGACCTCCCCGCCATCGACTGCATCGTCATGGCGCGGCCGACACAATCAGCAAGCCTATACCAGCAGTGCATCGGCAGAGGGTTGCGGCCCAGCCCGGACACCGGCAAAACGGACTGCCTCGTACTGGACGTGTGCGACGTGAACCGTATTCATACGTTACACACACTGGACAAGCTCGTACCAGATTCGCCATACGCACGGGTAGGGCGCGATGACGACGAGCTGCCGCAGGAGCTGGCCGAAGCGATCGAAGCCTCCGAGCCGGTCGGGAAGATCGAACTTGAGGGCACCGTAATCGATCGTGATCTCTTCGGAGACAGCGAGGCTCTGTGGTTACGCACACACCGCGGTGCACGATTCATACCCGCCGGCGACTGGCTGATTTTCCTGTGGGAGGAAAATGACCTGTTTCGCGTCGGACAACTGGCTGTCAAGGGGCCCGCGCTCGGGGGATGGCTGGCAGATGGTGGGCTGTACACAGACGAGAAATTGGCGTCCAGCTGGGCAGATTTGACCGTCGCCAAGGCCATAGCCGAGCGTCACGCGCATGAGCTAGACCCTTCCCTGTCAAAACGAGCCGCGCCGTGGCGTAAAGGTACGCGCGCTCCGAGCGAGGCACAAGTGCGGTACGCGCGAGGTCTAGGCATACGCAACCCGGAGACAAAAAGTAAGTCACGATTAAGTGATGACATAAGTCAGACGCTTGCATCATACCGTCTTGACGTGTAAACTCTCGATTAAACAGAAGCGCAACTCAACAGAAAAGGCAGAACATGACCGAACTAGACTTATCGCGCATCACCATCCCTCTGCGGCTGGCCGCGGGTTCGCACGAAGAAGGCAGCGGCAAAGGCTGCGCGATGAACGTAGTTTCATACGTTAACGGCGACGCCAAGATCACCGACTACCCACCGTGCTCCGCACGTCCACTAACACGGCTCGTTCAGGTCATCAACGACCGGTTAGCCGGCGCGGACGGGTACCTGTCGCCGGAAAATGCGCTCATTGTGTTGGACCTGGGTTTTGCCACAATGGGTACAGCCGATGCACCGCAGTCGAGCTTACACGCGTGGTATGCGGAACTACTAGACTCCCCGGAGTGGGGCGTGTCCCGGTTCGCTACGGATAAGACCCTACCGTCGATCACAGCTGTAGCGGACCTGATGCGTAAGTCAGCTGGGGGTGGATCGGTGTCCGGTACGGAGTGGATCACCGCCCGCAAAAATGTTGCTGCTGCTGATGCTGATGCTGCTGCTGCTGCTTATGCTGATGCTGCTTATGCTTATGCTGATGCTGATGCTGCTGCTGCTGCTGCTGCTGCTGCTGCTGCTGCTTATGCTGCTGCTGTTGCTGCTGTTGCTGTTGCTTTTGCTGATGCTGCTGCTGCTTATGCTGCTGCTGCTGATGCTTATGCTGCTGGTGCTGCTGATGCTGCTCGCGTAGAACACGCACGACAAGCTATATCCGCCTGGCGGCGGCTGGCTAAGCTGGACGAGGTGTCCGTGGACGTCAAGGAAGTTGACTCGGCCCTAGCGAAGATGAGCGTGAAGGCATGATAGGATTTGTTGTACTAGCTGTCTTGTGGGCGTCGGCGATTTTGCTCCTCGGCGGGTGTGTCGTTTGGTCCATGCACATGCGCGACGACCGCAGAGAACTTCGCGAGTTCAACAGGCTTCTAGATGAGATATTCCCATCGGACGGGGTACCCAAGTGGTGAATTTAGAAGATATCCCACTGCCCCCCAGGATGGGCAAGGAACCCAAACGGGACTACATGGGCCGGTATATTCTGCCCGACCCGTCCACCGGATCGGAGGAAGCGTGGACGCGCGTATCTACTCTCAAGTCTAAATCGTCGGATAAGGCTGGACTTGAGAAATGGAAGATGCGGCTGACCCTCACCGGCATCGCCGCGGAGGCGCTGGAGGCGCAGGATAACGGGCGTGATCCGCTCCTGGTAGAGAAGCTGATCAATCTGGCGGCTGACGAGGGGTCCATGCCAGATCGCGAGTACAACAAGCAGCTTCAGGCCGTGGCCGACCATGCGTTCGACTTGGGTGGGGGTAACCGCGCCGCTAAGATGGGCACCGCTCTCCACGCCTGGTGTGAGTGGGTCGACCGTGGGCTAGGCGAAGCTGGCGACGTACCTAAGATGTTCCAGCCTTACGTCGTCGCCTACCAAGCCGCGCTGCTTGAGGCTAACATTCTGGTCTGTCCCGAGCTGATAGAGCAGGTTGTGATCAATCAGGCGTACGGTGTGGCGGGGACGTTTGACCGGGCGTACATGCTGTCAGACGAAAGCATCGTATTGGCCGATATCAAGAGCGGTAAGGATGTGAAGTTCGGGTGGCAGGAGATCGCGCAGCAGATGGCGGCATACCAGACATCCGAGTTTATGTTTGATCAGGAGAAGGGCGAGTGGGTTGAGCCACCGCCATTCCGTACGGATTATGCCCTGATTATCCATGTGCCTGTGATGGCTCCGGTTCCGAAGGTGCACATCATCCCGATATCTCTGGCCAAGGGCCGGACATATCTCACCGTGTCCAAGCAGGTGTCCGAGCTTCAGCGTGACCGGGACATGGGCAGCTTCCAGATACCATCGACTAGTACAGCACTAGTCGCACAAATCAACGCGGTACAATCGCGTGAAGAGCTTGTTACTCTGTGGGAGCAGAATACCAAGGACTGGACGACGAGCCACACCCTTTTGGGTAAGCGCCGTCTGGCAACCATTTCAAAACAACACTAAATTCAGGAGCATAGCAATGCCAAGTCCATTTGATTTCGTACCGGCAGAGACCGCGCAGACTAGTCGCCCGGCGCTCAGTACAGCAGGCCGGGGCAGCCTAAAGCTCGGCCATGCCCCCAGCGGGATCGTCAAGATCACCGACTATGCTGGAGAGCTTCTTGCCGTCTACCCGGGCGCGTTCGAGCCAGCAGCGATTGAGATCAACGGCAAGTCCGTTGACGGTGTCCGCGCTGACTTCCTCGTATGCTCTGGCGACGACGCAGGCAAAGAGGTCAAAGATGCCCTCGTAATCGGCAAGGTCCTGGTGTCGTCGCTGCGGCGCAAGATCGGAGAGGCTGTCATCCTCAAGATCGGCCGCGGGCAGCCACGTAACGGCAACCAGCCCGCGTGGATTCCCGTCGACACCACACCCGAAGAGGACGTACACGTCGCTAAGGTCGTATCTGAGGTGTACAAGTAGTCTGTGGTACACTGACACAGCCGCGCGGCTAAGGCCAACCGAGCCGTGACAAATTAAAATAAGAAACGCCCCAGATAACCGACATTATCTGGGGCGTTTCCGTTGACTTATGTGACACATAAGTGTAACGTGAGTTACATCATAGAAGACCTTGTCGGAGGCGATCAAAGATGGTAAGAATCACAGACGAGATCACTGGACGGACTGAGACAGTCGAAGAGTCCAGTTTCGCGGACACGGTCGAGCACTGGTTCCCGGGCTGCCCCCAAGATGTCATATCCGTATTCGATCAGATTCAAGCAGCAGTTGTGAGCCACCGGATTATTCGCATGGCCCGACAGCTCGGACTAGTCGTTGACTACCTGTAATTGGCAGCGTAGAGTACATGTAAATCGATCAGTAGGAGCACACCATGAGCGCAGATCTTCATCTCAAGCTTTGGGCGGCGACACAACCCATGGAGATCATGGAGCACTATCTTTTCGTAGCCAACGAGCAGGGACACGCGGCGGCGTCGAAGTGGCTCATGTCTCAGTATGCGGCGGCGCAGTCATGAATCCATTTGACAAACTCGCCACGTTGTGGCTAGCATGGATTACAGACGATTTCACCACAGACCCCGTAGAGGACGAAAAATGATTAGCAAGCGACCGCTCGAGCAAGACCACTGGACCCCCGCTTCGACGACATCGGAGAGCATAGAAGCCCTGCGAGAGGACCTGCGGCTCCGGTCAATCGCCCGTAAGCGAGCCGCGATAGCGATCGTGCTGATCGTCGCGGCCATAACCTTTTGTGTTATCTATGTGTTGGCGCAGCGGGCAGACGCCCGCGCTGACCAAGAGCGAGATACCGCTCGACGACACTACTGCGAGCTGGTCACCAGTCCGTACTATGGGTACACATTCGCTGACTGCATAGACGGCAAATGAACCATTCAGTCGCACCGATCCCAGCCAAGCCGTACGGATCTGAGGGCGGCGTGATATTCCTGCCGTCGACGGTCCGCGTCAAAGACGGTGCCGTCTACGTAGGGCATCAACTGGTAGATGCGGACTCAGCTGTCGTTCACGCCAGGGCGCTTCTGTCAGCCGTAGCTTACGCGACCAGGGAGGACTAAAATGGGACAGCACGGGAAAGAAGACTACAAAGGTGTATACATTTTCGCAGCCGAGCTGACCGCGGTGACGGTTCCTCTCGCGGCGCTCACAGCGTACATCGTGTATCGAGTGCTGACATGAACTCGCGACTACAATGCGCGCTTAACGAGGTGGAGCACGCGCACCGGGCACTCAGCAGCTACGCGGCCAAAAGGGCGCGATTACCGCACCTCGCTAAAACTAACCTGTCGTGGGCGGCGATAAACCGGAAGCAAGCGGATGTCGCAGACGCTGAGGCCGCGGCCCGCTCTATGGGAGCATCAGATGATCAGATCACAATAGCTCAGCGACAGGCGGAGACCCAGTGACATGCATAGCGGCGATCGTAGATAATGACGGCACAGGTTACATCTCCTGCGACAGCCTCGGATCCAACGGTAGCACCAAGAACGTGTACCGGACCAAGAAAATCTTCCGCCGGGGTGGGTTCCTCTTCGGGTTCACGAGCAGCTACCGCATGGGGCAGATCCTCGAGTACAGTCTGACGTTACCGCCGCGTAAAGTAGGACAAGCACTGACAGAATATCTGCACACAGATTTCGTTCAAGCGGTAAGAGCAGCATTCGATCAGGGCGGGTACGGAGCTGGCGGTGAGTTTATCTTCGTCACCGAGGGCAGGATTTTCACCATGCAGCCGGACTTTTCACTACTGGAAGCCCGTGACACGTTCGAGTCTGTAGGTAGTGGGGAGGACTACGCCCGCGCGGTGATGGCGACAATGGTGGCCTTCGAGCTGGGTGACCCGGAAACAATCCTCACGGTAGCCATCGAGACGGCAGCCAACTATGTGTCAGGTGTGGGCGGCGAAACCCACCACCTGATCCTAGACCCCCAGGATGAAGAATAATGAGCCACTCCTGCGAAGAGTCGTTCGCCCAATACCCACGATGCCCCAATTGTGCGCGCGAGTGGCACGGCCTGCCCATCAGCATGTACACAACCATCCTCGCAGGTGATCAGCAAGGCGAGCGCAGATTCACCGGTTGCGCCGGATCGTTCATCCCGTCATGAGCGACGGGCGGTCTTAGCCTCGTTCTGGATACGGACAACCATAATCAGAACGTTCAGGCTAGTGACGACAATAAGTAAGAACAGGCCTTGACGGATGTCGAGCCGCAGCGGGTAGCCGGGCCACAGCAGCGACAGCGAACCCTGCACACCGACGATAGCCAGCGACAGGGCCTGATACATGAACGCCCGGCCCATGTCCGACTTGAACCATGGGCTGCGGTAACCATACAGGCCCACCAGCAAGCAGGACTGAATCGTCCACCAATAGACCATGATGTTGCCGGACTGCTGTGGTGGTAATGTCTCTATCGCGAACAGTCCGCCAATAGCCGCAACGGTCAAAATTAGAACGCGGAAACTGGCCTTAGCCATGCTCCCCGCCAATAGCCGCCCGTAACGCATCAGCGATACCATTCCTCTCTATGTAACCGGAGATCGTCCGGCTAACTTTATGTACTTGCCCCCGTTGTGACTGGATCTCAGTCAAACGCTTCTCCGATTCGAGCGCTCGCCGCCGAGCGAAAGCCAACTCGCGCTCGACCTCTTTTAGCTTGCGTGTATCGTCTGTCTGCTTAGGACGGCGCCAGGTGATCATGCTGCCCCCCCGTAGCCGAGCGGGGGTGTACTGCCTCCATGAAGGCTGCCTGGAGCCGCCCAGTAACGAGCAACTCCCTATTTTGGCTGACCAGCTCATTGTTCGCCTTAATTGTGTTTGCCAATGCGGTTTCCTGGAACGCTATCCTTTGGTCTTGCCCCGCGATTACAGCCTTGTAACCCGTTGTGGCCAGCTCAACGCTAGCCTTAGGCACCAGCTTGCCGGTAATAACAGCACGCAGCCCAGCAGAGATCAGCAGCACGCACATGCCCAGCAGCCCAGCCAGTACACTCACCGGCTGCCACGACAAACCAGAGGGTATGGACTCAAGTGCCTGAGCCCATACCCAACCTGGTGCGAAGTTATCCGCCGAGCTTGCCAGCATCATCAATAACCTCAGCGTTCTTCACCAAGAACACAGATACCGCAGTCAGTCCGGCCACCGCGGTCGCGACCCACTTGGCAGCGCCTTCGGGCAGGAAAGAAGAAAACTCAGCCGAAGCGCTGGTCGCAAGTGTGACCACAGTACCGATGCCTGCCACAACAGCCTTACGGTAAGCCGAAACAGATGACAGATTGAACTTGATCATATTTTTATATCCTTTTCTAGTTGATACCTATCCTGGCTCATGCAGCTACAGCCACAGTTCCCGTGGGGGTCCAATACATTGTGGAATGCTCGAACCGCTGCGCCCTGCCACCATCAAAATCAAACTCATTCGATGTGGGCCAGCCGTGCGCCGACTTCTCGTACCCATCCTTGGCGTAGCGATCAGCGATCAGGCCGTGAACATAGAACCCGGGCTGACCGTACTTGTGGTAGATGATCCCGCCCTGGAACGCCTGAACATCTCCCATCTTTGGCTCTCCATCGACAGGTAGGACCGTGTGGTAGGCAACCGGATACCCAAGAGCCCCCGCCTCGTATCCAAGCTCCGCCCAGGTTTCAAATACGTTGGCTGGAATAGGCCGGGCACCCGTCGCAGGAGTCCAGTAAACAAAGCCATTTGCAAACTCAGCAAACCGGCCGACACCGTCCGGGCAGGTGATCTCACCAACCGTTTTGCGCGCACCAAGCCACGGACTCGCCGCGGCGATCTCATCAATCGCATTGACCGGCGGGGCGACAGGACCATCAGCAAAAGAACGCACATAGTTAGCGAACACATCCCAGGGAAAACCGTTGCCCACGTCAGTGTGTGAACCGATGCCCAGCGCCTGAGTGACGTACTTGTGGTCGCTGATGCCGTCAGCGCGGCGGTAGGGGGGCGCGATGACCGCTGTAGAGAAACCGTAGCGACGACAATCCTGCACAGCGAGCCAGGCGGCGACAGCAATATCACCCTCGAGGCGCAGCCATTCAGACCGCGACCACGACGCCCTAGAGCCCGCGAAACACAGGTTGATCGTGTATGGATTCGCGGCCAGCACTGACCAGCTAGCCTGATCAGTATCAACCACATCGCACACTATGCCATCACGAACAGTGTAGTGGTAGCTCGCACCGTTGTTGGAGTTGTTCAGGTACGCTGCCAGAGACTCAGCGGTGCCGCTACCCTCCTGCGTGTGCAACAGGAAATTAGTGATTCGCGACCCACCACGGCTCGAGCTAGAATTTCCTATTCTATTCAATTCTGTGAAGTTTGGTCTGTTCGTCACTGTCGGAACCTCCGGTGGGGCATCGGCTAAGCGGCTGTAAAGGGCCTGTGCATCGCCCATGCGTTGATCATACCTGAGCGGGTACGCAGAGCCCTGCACACGCTGTGCGTATGTCCCAGCCGACACGCCGGGATTATTGTAATCTAATTTGATCAGGGCCGCGTAAAACAGGCCAGCTGAACGTGCGGGGTCCATTCGATCCGCCGCGGATCCCCACCACGGCGGTTGCTGCTGGAAGAGGCCAGACGATTTACTGTCCGTGCTCAGCGCCTCATGAAAGAATGCCAGCGTCTCCGGGTCCGCGGCGTTCGCGTACATAATCAGATTAGATTCGACTAGGGTGGTAGCCAGGGCGATCACAATGCCGCGAACTGTCACACCTCTGCGCTGTCCCTCCGCGATTACAGCGCGGGCGCAGTCGTCTTTACTACTCATGTCTCTAGACCGCTGCGGGCAACGTAAGCCACGTTACGTCGAGCGCGCCCGTGTAGCTCATTTCGTCGGCAAGCCGGCTGGCCAGTGTGGCCTCGATGCGATTAGAGTAGTCCTCGAATGCGCTGTCTGTAGCGTACATGGGCGTGAACAGCAACCACGCCGAGGACGGGTCGGGCCCGAAGAATTCTCCAGTGTCGGTGAACACCTGGGCGTAGGTACAAAAAGCTGGAATCCACCCCTCTCCCTCGATCATAGCCTGGGGCATGGGAAATCCTATTTTAGCGGTGTAAGCCATTTATACTCCAAAAGTTGTGTGTTAAAGTATGTAGTCTTTTGCGCGGAACTCGCCGAAACCGCCGCTGTTCTGCCCCCCGAATGTGCGCTCAAGTCCCGCACCCACCCTGCGGTTAGCTGAGCCGACAGCGATCAGGTCTGACGTGTCGGGGTACGTGATCTGATTTACACCACCAATATCAACGTAGTAGGTATAGTGTCCCGAGACTAACTTTCGGTAGAACTCTATGACGGTGCCTGAGCCGATAGATAACCCGGAGGGAACACTATCGAGGTCGGATATAGATGTGTACGATCCGGTGGACCTGCCGAAGAACATTTTATTGCTGAACCAGTTCAGATAGGCAAATACCGTAACCCCCGAGTTACTACACCCCGCAATAATCCGGGAATCGCTGCTGCTGTTACCCGAGCTGGCGACTATGCGCACATAGAACGCATCTGTGGCCAGAACCCCGGCCCGCATAGCGTATGCGCTGCCATCAGTAGAGGCTTGCCACGTCAACGCATTGCTATTTATACCCAGCCCGCTTCCGGATAGAACAGTCTCTGTCCAGTCAGACCCCAAGCTAGTGTTGTTCGCGCGGTTGAAGTCGTCGAAGTACTCCACTACGGTAAACGGCGGACGAGCCAAAGCTGACGTTGTAACTGCAGGAGCTGGCACAGTCACGGAGCCGTTGATAGACGATATGACCTGAGGAACTCTCCCAGCGGCTGTAGCTGTCGCCGCTGGCGGCAAAATCAGCGAGCTAGCTGTAGCAACAGGAACAATCCCCGCCGCGGCGGCTGGCGCTCGTGCGGCCAGCACACCCATAGAGATACCCGGGACGATACCCGAGGCCGCGGCCTGAGCCCTTGGGATGGGGGTGGTGTTGTCTGGCGACGGGGCGATACCGCCCGCTATTGCGGTCACGACAGGTACTGTGATGGCCATGTTCGCCGCCACTATAGGAGCGATCCCAGCCGCTGTAGCCGACGCCCGCGGCGGGGATACGAAAGCGCCCCCGCCAAAGTCCACACCGGGAACGTGCGCGCCGGCTGTGGCCGGAGCGACCGGAGACAGCAGCAGAACGTCGCTAACTGTCGGGATAGCGTCGGCACCAGCTGTAGCAGTTTCGATACCGAGCATAGCGTCAGCAGACACCACCGGAGATAGGCCCGCTGTGGTAGCAGCCGATTTCGACGCGGGCACCGTCGAAGTGGCGGTGACACCAGGCGGGCGCGCAACAGCAGACGAGGTCACGGCGGGGCCTGGCACGACCACAGCTGGGGGGAGGGAGGTAACCCCCGGAGGGCGGGCCAGTGCGCTAGCTAACGCCTTAGGTGAGCCTACAGAAGCGTCTAGCGACTGATCCCAGACAGCATGCTGGCTACCGCCAGCCCAAATATAGGCACGGCTGATCACCCTTTGTCCATCTGCCCACGCATAGATAGTCGTGGGCGATACGCCAGCCTTGAATATGCTCACAGGAGCCCCGCGCTAGCTTACAGTTATGCTTGCAATACCCGCAGTGTCCCAGGTCAGTGTCAAGGTGCCGGCCGTGGTAGACACGTCCGCGCCGAAATCCACATAGCACAGGAGTGGTCGCGTCGCGTCAGTGCCCGGAGTCGAGTCGTAGACCACCGCATATCTCGCGGTGATCGTAGAAGTCGTCCACGAAGCGTCAATACCGTCGAACGCCATCGTGTTTGTGCCTGACGTGTACGCGGGCGTGGTGCCAGTGACAGTGAAACCGCCAGCCGTATACCCCGTGCCCACAACCTCGTTGGTCACCGAGCTTTTATACTGGTGTGTATCCTGATCGGGTGTGTACGAGGACGTACACAGCATCACCTTAATGGTGTCTGCCGACAAATCAATCTTCTTGGTAAAAGCCGAACTCATAGCGAGCCCATACCATTTGGCTGATACAGCCATGTTTCCTCCTCAGGAAAATAATAAAATTTAATAGATCAGGAAAACAGATCCGTCGTCCGGGGTTGTGATCGACACGAGCGCCGCGTAGGCCGCAGCGGTCATAACCTGGAGACGAGTCGCCCCGCCGCCATCAACAATATGATGAATCTCCTCAGTGGGAGGAGAGGGCAGATTAGCTTCGATCAGCGGCGTCAGCAGGTAAGGACCACCCGTCGACGGAATATTGATGACGAAGCCGCCGCGGCTGCCAATCCACACAACCGCAGGACCAGGCTCAAGACTCCCCGTGGTCAAAACGCCCGCGACAGGAACATAACGGAAACGATTAGGTGTGATCAGGGTTGTACCGCTGATGCCCGTACGGATAGCGCCAGACGTAAACACAAAAGGAGTGGTGTTGTCGGCACCAGCGATCGTGCTAACACTCTCACTTATGACCGTCATAACACCTCTTCTACAGTAATACCAATAGCCGCCAGGGCGTCAGAATGGGACATGATTACATAAGATTGAAAAAGGGCACGAACCACTGACCCTGGGATGTTGCCACGCTCGGTGCACCCCACAATTTCCGTGCCACCATTCTGCCACTGACCGTGATCCGCACCGTGCACAGAGACAGCCACGCAGCCATAACCACCAAACGCCACATCAAGCTCATAAATATGTGTGTCGCCAACCCACTGCTCGGGCTGATCTATTATTTTCTTAGCTATCGTCATTCGATTACATCCTCAAAGAATGTCCACACCACGACACAGCCGTTAGCACCGTTGCCCCCGAACTTGGTCGAGCTGCCCTGACCGCCACCAGCGCCTCCGCCGCCTCCGCCTGGGGCGCCGCCCGCGCCACCGCTGCCCGCAGGAGCGGTAAGAACGTTGTTAGCGCTCGTGCCACCGCCACCGCCGCCACCACCACCACCAGAAACTATCTGGGGGTCGCTTGAGGACGCGGCGCCATTAGCTCCGGCAGTGCGGACCGCGCCACCGTCTCCACCCAGCGCCAGTGCGGTTGACCCGCCACGCAGCCCCCTGCTCTGCATCTCGTAAGCTAGGGCGTTGTATCCGCCTCCGCCGCCCTGACCGCCGTTGCCCGGAGCACACGTAGACCCGATCGCCCCCTGGGCGGTGAGGACATTGGCAACGCCATTCTTGCCTATAACGAGCGTGCCAAAGGATGAGGTCCCGCCCGCGGCGCCTATAGCGCCCGTGCCAGCACCTGTCCCGCCGGCGCCAACCGTCACGCCGACCGACGAGGGTACGTCACCGTCGACGAACGCCTTCAGCGTGTAGCCGCCGCCCAAGCCGCCCTCGGCGCCATCTGAATTCTGGCTCGGGGGTCCGTTGCCGCCCTGTCCACCATTGATGGCCGCTGCGGCTATGCGAGAAATACGCTTACCCGTCGGTGTGGCCGGCCGGGTCCAAGTACCGCTACTGTTGTACACACTGCGAGAAACTGTCTGACCATTTATGACGGTCGATGTCAGTACCACCGCGGCCAGATCCGACGTAGGCGTTTTTACTTCAGAAACTATGTTGCTCTGCACCGCCTCAAACGAGGGCAACACCGGCAGCTTCAACGCCGCCTTCATCGTCGCCTCCGTGATGTCCTGGATACCGGGGATCGTGCCTACAATGAACGATCCATCGGGCGCCGGTATAAAGGGAGTAGTCATGCTATATCCCGATGACGCTTAAGCACATTGTTGCGCTTGCGATCACTGCGCTCTTTGAATATGACACGCCGCGTCTCCACCTCGTCCGTATCGCCCAGCTCATGCAGATAGGAAATAACTTCCATCGCCGTGTGCTCGCTCGGGTCGAAACGGCCGGGTTCATCCAGCGTGTCAATCACTTGCGCCTTCGAGTCCTCGCGGACCGGTTCGTTTATTTTGTAACCCATGTACCGCAGCCGTTCAACCTGAGCCTCACGCTCCTGCACAGTCAGGCTCGCGGGGTCCTGGATTGTGACCGGCTCTGGCTCGTCCGAATCCATCGGCACCCACGCATGTAGACCATTCAGGGCGTGCTGGGATCCGCGATACGGCCGCAGCCGCTTGATTTCTTGCAGCTCAGGGTGAAAACGGAATCCGCACCTGTACAGGTGCTTGCTCCACGCCTTAGCGATCATTCCGATCATGTTCATCGCGGCGTTGCCCAGCCCGGGAACACCAATGAATGTCCAGGCTGCGAAACGCTCCATGTACTCCTCGTTCGGTTTCCCGTCGGGGCCGAACTCGGGTATACCCTCTAAATCCTGTTGGGTTGGGAGAGCATCGCTCACAACACACCCAATTCTTTTGTTACAGAGGCCAATTCGGAAATCATCTCAATGCCCTTCAAGATCGGATCTTCATCCGGGCGCTGGCCAATGACGATATCCCAGCGGGCCGTTTTCCCGCGCTCCCATTTCAAAGTCAAATCAGAAATACGATCTACATAAACTGTACCAGGGACGCCCCAGTCGCGAATGGTCGTTCCTATGCGTGTCCCGATGTGGGCGTTTCCTTTTCCGTTCTCGCCCACACGAAGATTGCCAAAACCATCAACTACTGTGACGGAATGTGATGTCTGCTCGCGCGTACGCCACATCCCAGTACGTAAGGCTATGAGCGCTGAAAGCGTGTACGCGCGATCGGCCCCCTCTGCCCATCCCTCGTGGAAGTGGGACCAGCCAAGATCCAGCGCCCGCGCGGAGTTACCAAATTTCATAAACGCCAACAACGTGTCAGTATATAGCGGCTTAAGGATCGCATCCGCCGCGCCACCAATGGGTGGTACAAACAACGCCGCCGCTATCAGGTCGCCTATCATCTGAATACCAGCCGAAATAATCTCATTCACGCCGGGAGCCGAATGACCGCCGGTTACCATTCCAACATCGGTAGCCGGTTTCCACTTGAATGATGCAGAAGAAATGCCCGGATGCCCTGTATCCCGAATAATGATACCTGGAGCCCGGGGGTTGGTCCCCTTGTAGCCGGGGGTGGAGTACTCGGGTGGGAACGTTGGGTCCGAGACGGTGTCAACGCTCTGATTCAGCCCGTCTGGAAGAATGCTTGTCACGGCGCGCACTAACCCAGTGAATAGGCTGCCGCCAAAACTGGTCTCCGTGTCCCAGCCTGAGTTATCGACCAGCTCCCACACTAGGCAGCCGTGGCGGATATTAGCCCCAGCCCACGGCGCAGGATCACCAGTAAGCCATCGGCGGGGCATCCATGTAAGCTGTGCGTCCGCGACAATCCGCTTACCCACATCATGCATCATCTTAAAGCGGGAATGAACTACACAGAATTGTGAGTTGTCGTCCTCGATCCGCAGCGGGGCCACAACCTGGCTCCATGTAGATTGGTCCAGCGTCCCCCAGTTAGCAATATTCAGCGGGTCGGATGGCAGCGCCCACAATGAAGTCTCCAGCCGCATAATGTTCAGCAGCAGTGTCATTTTTAGGGCCCATTTAGACGGGCCAAACATAATGAATAAACGCGGGAACTGGATCTCTGGGGGGAGGAAAGGATTACAATAGGCCAGAATATGTTTTAAGTGCTCGTAGTCGTGCTTGAACGTCATCCGCAGTGTACGCGTGCCCGTGCCGTCCAAGACCATCTCGGCCTCGTCCAGACACCCGCTCCAGCGCATCCCGTCACGGTCTACCGTAATAAATATGTTCTTATTATCCCGGTCTGTGTCCGTGACCCATTTAGACAGATAATGGGTCATAGGCAGGACTAGCGTGCCAATACCCGTTTCGTTCTCCAAGAACTGAAACGCCGCGGATATCTCACGACTGACCCGGCCCCTGAAATTCCAGGCCCCATCCCACAGCTTCATAACCGGGGGCAGGATGCGGCGAGCCTGGTCGGCTTCAAGCCGGGACTTAATGGCCGCGAACTCGGCGGCATAGTCGATAGTCGTAACTGTAGCCATTACTCCAGCCCCCACGGCCGCTGCCACTGGCGTGACATTATTAGCTGGGCCCCCGCGCCAATGGGTGCGTGGGAAACCTTGACCGGTACCGTTGAGATCGTGCCCGGAGGGACGGAATACATGAATTCCTGTCCCGCCATCCTCAAATACACCTCAGTGTCCAGGCTCGAATTGACCTGACCGCTGCTGCTGTCGGGGTTAGTGTCAACGGCAACATTCTCGCCCGCAATCAGCGCGGGCATGATGATCTTGCGTGTCGCGTCAATCGTCGCCCGCTCGAACTGGTCATTGCCCCAGCTGTAATCAGGTAAAGTCCAAATAATGCCAGCGGTGCCCTGCAGCATCCACTTAACCCACATTTCACTATTCGTGGGATTGGTGATGGCAAGGTTATGTGTTTCCGTACCGCTCACACTAGTATCAGTCGTGGCTACAAAGGAGGCCACAACATCATCCTCAAGCCAGCGTGGGTACGCACCCACCAGGTGATACAGCAGCAAGCCGTAGCCCTCGCTGTTGGGGTCGTTCGCCGCCTTAAGCTTGGGCTGTGAAGCTAAGCGCACATTGAGCCAGCGGCGTGTACCATCGTGCTCTACGATGATCTTAGAATCCTTGGTGTAGCTGAACGCTTTCCGAAAATCCGAATCGGCTAATCTAAACGGTATCTCCGAGGTGCCCTTCGCGTGGAATGCTAGAATAAAATCGAATTTATCCTCGACAATACCGCCGAAGTCGGCACCCGTCTGGTAAGCCGTAGCGTTGTAGATAGTTTCCACCGGGGATTCGTACATGCCAGCGAAATCTGTCCCATCGTCCTCGCTGGCCAGGGCGATACCGCGATCCCACTGCCCGTAACCAGCCACAGTGAATAGCTCACCGTTCCAGCCTTCGATCTGAATGAGCGTGCTTAGTGTAATCATCGGCTGAGGAAGCTCCGTGCCCGCTGGCGCTGATCTACGCGCTGTATCCTCATCGCATTCTCATACTCACGCTGCGACATCCCCGTATGCAGATTCTCCACATGCCAGCTAGCATCCACGGATTGCCCCCCACTAGTGTTTGATCCGGCTTTGGCCGCAGCGGCCATGCGTGCGACCGCCGACGCACCGTCATTAGTCAGCATCCATTCTGTGGCACCAGAAAGGTTGATCGCCGCCGAGCCCGTAGGAACGGGCCCGCCTGAGTCGCGCAGGAACGCCGGCATCTTTAACGTTTTCAGCAATTGCTCAAGCCAGTCAGGCGACCCAGGAGTAACGGGGCCCTGCTTGTCTAGCTCGTCCTTGCCGAAGCTCGGAGCGGACCGATTAGCAATGGTCGTGACCAGCGCGCCCGTGGCCCCCAGACTGCTGTCCAAGCCGAACACACCTAGGGCGTCGTCCAGCTGACCAGTAACTGCGGTCTTAACCGCGTCACCAATAAGCTCTACCGGATTAGATGCGGAAGATGAACTCGACTTGTCTTTGTCGCCCTCTTGCAAGGCGAGAATGGCTTTGCGCAGATCGTCGTCAGCCTTGGCGCGATCCCGGTCTGATGCTTTGCTGTCCGCGTAGACCTCATCACGCTTATCATTTGCATCATCTACCGCACGCTGTAGATCCCGCTGCGACAGCTGATCCTTGCTATACGCGCCGTTGAGCGCTGGAGCATTGGGGATAGTCTCGCTGGACGTACCAGATGCTTTCTGGCTCTCAAGATCCTTGACGCGCTGCTCTGCTTTTTGAACGCGCAGATTAGCTTGCTGGATATCCGCCGGTGACTTGTTTTTGTTGCCCGCGGCCTTGGCCTGTGCCTCTTTGGCTTGCTGAACCGCGACCGTAGCCGACTGAAGATTTAATTCATCTTTGTCGCTCCACGGCTTTGTGCGCGAAGACCCCGTGCCACCACCAGCACCAACGAGATAGTATTTATTCTCAAACTGGGCGTCCCCAGCGCCGGCGGCGCCTGATCCGACACGGACGCCGTTACCGCCGGACTCGATGGGCACGCCGTTAATCGATCCGGCCATGTGGCTCATCTTGCCGCCGCCGCCGTTGTGCACGCCAATGCTGAACCCGCTAGCTGGGCCCACACCGCTGGAAAACCCGAGCGACCCGAAATTAGATTCGGTAGTAAACCAGCGGGTATTCCAGTCGAGACCCTTGAGCAGGGCATACGCCGCGCTCATGAAGCCGGAGCAGTCCCAGGACGGGTTGCCGGTGCCGCCGTACTGGTAGTCCTTGCCGGACTCTCCACGGAGCTGTGAGAGCGCGCCCTCAGTAGACAGCCGCCCGCCGGCTGCGAAGCCTGGCAGCTTCGGGAAGGTGCCGGCATTGATCATGGCAAGCTCGTTGTTGTACAGCGAGGACATGCCGCGGTTGATCATCCATTCGCCGCCGTCAATGCGGGCGCGCGGGATACCAGCGCCGTCCACCGCGAGAATGCCGTCCGTCGCGCCGGTACCAGGACCGGTTGACGGCAGCTTGCCACCGACCGCATGGCCCGGCAGAAGCTCGGCCGGGATCTGCCCCAACCCCGAACCCAGGACCAGATCGGCGCCCGCACCCTTGAGCTTGACCTGTACATCTAAGGTCTTTGATTCTAATGTAAGGTCTTGCAGCTCCTGTAGCTTACGTTTTGCCTCATCGGTATTTGCCGTTACCTTAACTATGCCAGGCTCGCCGCTGACTGTCTCGACTTTGACGCCAATTTCTTTAAGTTTATCTATCGCGCCCTGCGTGTCGGCGTTGACGGGAATCTTCACGCCATCCGCATTGGTCTGCAAAAGACCCTGTATGACAACTAGTTTTTGCTGTACAGAGTCCGCACCCTTAAGGCCCGCCAAAATCTCCAGGTTGCGTGGGACCAGACCGGTCGCGGCTGACATCGCCCGGATCTGCTCTACGGAGAGCCCCGTGGCAGTGGCCAGAGCGCGAAACTGCTCCTCGTTCTTTGCGAACACGGGGTTCAGGTCCCCACCCGCAGCGGCTACCGCCACGGATGCATCTTTGATGTTTTTTAGGGCATCGAAAAGCTTGCCGCCGTTGACCGTGGCCGTATTGACCGAACCATCGATATTGACAAGCGCCTTGCCCAGACCGTCGGTGGCAGCGAAAGCGGCCTTAGTCGACTCACTGACCTCGCGCACACTCTTGTCATACGCGGCGACCGCTTCAGCTACCTTGACCGGCTTGCCCGCCAAGATGTCCAGCGCGGTCTTCAGCGCATTAGTGCGGTCCTCAGCGCTGGCCGAGGAGTCCGCCAGCTTCCGCACTGCCTCGGACAAGACCCCAAAGGCTGGGGTAGTGTGTGAGGCTGATTCTTGTGCTCCGGTGATCTCGGTGCGCAGGGCCTGTAGACGCCGCGCGGCCTCTTGACCCTCGCCGCCTGCGGCCTGGAGCTGAGAGATCAGCGCCGCAAATTTGGTGTCGTCCGCTAACGCCTCGGCCAGCTTCTCATTAGTCAGATTCAAACCGCTGATAGCGCGCGCGGCGTTGCTAGCTGAGTTAGCCTGGTCGTCCATGTTCTTAGCAGACTTGTTCAGGCCAACCGTTATCACCGCGAGACCCTGATCAAAGACGTCAGCGCCATTCTTGCCCGCGTTTTCCAGTTCCTCCCGGAATTTGCTGACACGATCTGTCGTCTTGGAAAGCACATCGCTATTGAACACGCCCTGCGACAACACAAGCGCATCCGTCAGGGCACTTTGCGCTATCGCGCTGTCGCGAACAGACGCCTCGTAAGCTTTCTGATTCTCCTCGGACTGCTTTACACTGGAATACAGGGAAACGAGTGCGATCGACGCGGCGGCGATCCCAATAGCCCAAGGTCCGCCTAGCGCTGCTACGAAACTAGATGCCGCGCGGCCGGCAATGTTGGTCACAGCCCCGAACGTGCCAAGCGAAGCTGACAAAGTGCGGAAGCTGAAAACTGCCAGCCCTGCGTTCAGCCCGAGCGTGGATATCCTGGCGCCCAGGGTAGTTATCGACGCGATAAGTGTACTAGAAGTCAATCGGAGCAAGACCAGAGCGCCGACCGCCAGCTGAACCCCGGTCGGAAGCTCACCGAAAATGCGAACAACCGATCCCAGCAGCGCGAGCGCGGGTGTCACGACCGTGACAAGAGCGCTGACCGTACCTACAAGTAACTCAACCCCGTGCCCTAGCGTTTCCACAGTGCCGCCGGTACGCAGAGACTCTTGGCCGAAGCTGATAAGCCCCGACACGACCGGCTGTAAGGCTGTATATGCCTTACCCGCGACATCACCAACACGATCCAGCGCATCTACAAAGCCACGGCTGAAATCAGTATTAATGCTCGTCGTGCCCAGGCCCTTGAGGCCCGCCGATATTTTGTCGGTCGCTGTGCCGATGAGGGCAGCGCCCTTAGTAGCCAGCGACGTTAGCGGCCCTTGGATCAGGCTATAAATCTCAATCGCCGCGTCCTGCGATGCGTTCTGAATCTGCTGCAGCGCGCCGGGCAGGCCCTGCATCTTTGCTGCGGCTACCTCGGCTGCTGCACCCTGGCGATCCAGGGCTGTGCGCATCGCGCCAAATTTTTCCGCGCCATTGTTGGCTGCAACGCCAGCGAGGCGGGCGGCATCAGACCCATACAGAATGCTGGTCGCTGCCTGATACTGCTGCGGCGTCATCCGCTTGGCTGCGGCTCCAAGCTGGTCAAACTCGGCCTGCAACCCCACAAACTGACCCTTGGAGTCGTACAGCGTCAGACCAAGTTCTTTGATCGCTCTCTGTGCCGGCTTGCCCTGATCTGTCAGCGCCAGCAGGGAAGTCTTAAGCAGCGTGCCCGCGTCGCTGCCGCGGATACCGGCATTTGCCAGCAGGGCAATGGCCGCGGTGGTGTCCTCAATAGAGATCCCAAAGTTCTTAGCAACCGCGCCCGACTGCTGCAGAGCGAGCGCCACGTCTGTGATTTCAACTGACGAAGCGTTGGCTGCGTTCGCAAACACGTCCGCTGCCTTGGCCGCGTATGTCGCGTCGAGACCGAATGAGTTCAGCGCCTTGGCCTGAATCTGTGCGGCTGTCGCAGCATCAATCTGCGCTGCGGCGGCGAGCTGTAGCGTTCCCTTAGCAGCGGTCATAGACTGCTCTACCGAGAATCCGGCCTTAGCCAGCTCTGTCATGGCAATTGCGGCGTCAGACGCAGAAGTGCCCGGCAGCGTGACATCCTTGCCAAGCTGCCGGGCTTTTTCAGATACTGCCGCCATCTGTGTAGCGGTGGCTTGTGATACAGCTTGCAACGTGTTTAGCGACGAGGTAAAGTCATTACCAGTCTTGATAATGGCACCAAACGCAGCCCCGAGCCCCGCCGCGCCCAACGCTAAACCAGAGAAAGAGGCAAGAGAGCGTGTCAGACTGGCCGGATTTAAGCCAACACTTAAATCTATGCGACCAGCTGTCATGCTCTCTTGCCTCCCCTTTAGCTATTCATGAGCCGAATCAAGTCGGCAAGTCCCTGCGGTTTCTTCTCGGCTTCCGCAGGAATTGAATACTTGACAGCCTCAGCCTTTAGCTGCTCAAGCATAGATGCAGTCACCCCCGGATCTCTCTGGGCGATTGGCCGTAAAAGCGGCTGAGGGGGGGGCTTAATGCCCGCCCTCTTGAGCTTAGCTCGCTCCGCGGTTACCTCCGGGTCATCTGGATCGGTAATAGCCCCAGAATACTCGAAATTAAGGCCAAAGTCGTCCCGGTCAACTAACATTGCGAGGTTCTCCGAATCCCTCGCCCTTTGCGCATCACGCTTGAATAAATCCTCGATATAATATATTATATCGTGATAGTCCAGATTATGCAGAGACTCTCGTAAATCTAGACCGTAGTAGTGTCGGAATCCTGCGAGACAGACGCCCCAGCCATCCCGCTCACGGAGGCAGGCAAGGGCGCCACCAGTTCCCCCTCAAACAGCCCCGTATGCGACACAATCGCATTGATTACTTTCGACGCGTGAGCCGGATTAAGCTCTGAGATTTTGTCCCACAGCGCAGACCCGTTGCCGCCGTCGACAACCAGATCAAACATGGCGCCGAATAGGTTCCCAGCGGCATAATGCCCGAACAGTACAGCTTCCTCGCCTGAATAAGACGTACGGATATCTGCATCGACACCATTAAACGTGACAGGAACCGAATCCCCACCCGTAATACCCAGCAGGTCAGTAAGATCGATCCGGTCCACTTCTTTAACTATCTTCTTACGCGGTTGCCCTGGCATGATGGATTTTTTTCCTTTTTTTATGTTTAGCCCTGTTTTATTGCTAAGGCGGACCGCACCTGCCAGGGCAGTGCTCGGTACGGTCCGCCGTCTAGGGTCAGCTGATCGTGACCGTACCGGACGGTGTCAGCGACGTACCGGATCCCGTGAGGGTGCCTGGCAGCTGAATCGTCACAACGTACGCGCCGACAGATCCGGTAACGACCGCGTTGCCCGCACCAATCGAGGACAGCGCAACCAACGCCGACTCCACCAGCGCGGCCCTGGAGGAGCTCCGCCAGACCCATAAGGAACTAGCCGCTGCCGAGGGGGTTAAAGCTGGTCAGTGGAACGAAAGGTTCGAGGGCGAGTAGCTCGATCTCGAAACCATCCAGCTCGGCCTTACCGAAGGTGCGCGGAGGTGGCGTGGTCAAAGTTACGCGACCGGAATAGAACCCAACTGAAGTGTCGCCGTCACGGGCGATCAGCAGCAGCGCGAATTCTTCATCGGAGCCGTTGTGCCACTCGAAAACGCCAGACGCGGCTGGTGACTCCACGATGGAGCCGCCTTCGAGCGCGGTCAGTACGGTAGCGACCGAGTAATCCACCGGACGCAGCTTTACACGGTCCTCGCGCGGGTCCTTGTTGACCTTGTACGGGGCTTCGCGGCGGTTCCAGACTGGCAGCGTTTTGACCGCGCGAGTCGCGGTAACATCGAACCCGGCCTCGATTCCACCGAAAGCGTCCCACGCTACGGCTCCCGTAACCGGGGTGGCGATGAAAGGGTTAGTCGGGCGGGCGGTACCGGCGGGCGCGCGCCAGCCGTCACCGTCCAGGTAGATATATGCCTTTTCTGGATCTGCATGTGTGCTCAAGGTGTACTCCTTTTATGTGGCCCGCAAGGGGCATTAATGCGGGCCACGGATTTCGCGGCCTGAAACTCTTCGGCGGTCTTCGTGCCTTTACTGAGATTGCATTTTTGGCACGATTGCTGGAGATTATGCCAGTGATCAGTCCCCCCGCGACTCAGCGGAAGCATGTGGTCAACGTGGGTAACTTCCGCGAACTCGCCGCAGTAAAAACACGGGCAATGTTTTAGGAACCTCCTCCACTCGACCGAGGCGGACCGGTCTTCCGCACTCATACCGGTCTCAATACGCACGCGGCGGCGGGCAGCCGCAGCCTGATACAGTTCTGGATTGGCTTTCTGGTGCGCGCGCAGACGTGCGCTGGTGCTCTCTCGATTAGCGCGGCGGTATTCCCGGCTGCGCGCAATGATACTCTCTCGATTGTTCTGGTAGTATTCCCGGCCGCGCGCAGAGATGCTTTCTCGATTGTTCTGGTTGTATTCACGGCCATACTCCCGGTTGTAACATTTCTTGCAAATGCCTTTAACAAAAACAGAACCACACTGAAAACAGATCAAATCAAAATCAATCAAGATTCAGCTCCTTGGCGCTCGCATTTTCAGCTCGACCCTAACCAGAACACGATATAAAGGATTATCTGCACCCCGAGAGATATCAGTTCCCCCCGAGAGCGGGCCTTCCACCCATTTTCCAGCCCAGGCGGCATCCCGAAAGCTAATATTAGCCGCCCTTCCGAGCAGCTGACCTGCTGTAGCTGCGATGTCCCAAGCCAGCTCGTCTGGGTCGACAGTGCCGCCCAAAATCTCCAGCTTAGGCACCACAACATCGACCTGAATGCGCGAGCGCCTCAGAAAAGGGTCCGTACCGTCAGTACGCACCGCGCGAATCAGCACACACGGGCCGGTAATCTCTTCCGGCAAGTCCCGTGTAGTCGTGCTCTGCACATTAAGCGCCGTGTACTGAGCTTGGGCCAGCAAAAACTCCCGGACAGCGCCGGGAGCGAACGGAACGGGAGCGGTCATTGCCCTGGCCTCTTCCCGTGATATTCGCCTTCGCTCTCGGCGGCTTCAGTGATAACACCTGCTGGCGGTGTGTCTAACGTGCCGTACTCAATGAAAAACGCCGCGGGGTCGTCGTCGACGACGTCAACTTCGTCCCCGCTTATCTCCACATGCATGCCGTCACGGAATGCACCAGTACGCACTGGTGCATTTTGCTGCGCGTCGTCCACAATCCGCTCAGCAATGGCAATCCGCTGCTCGGTAGACGCCGCAATGATGTCCGCGTCTGCGCTTGGATACCAGACAATGACCGCGTTCGAGATCACGACTTTTTAGGTGCCTTCAGACCGAGATCCGCGACCTTTGCTAGCGACTCGGCGGGCGGGACCCCGACCGTGACCTCTTCGGGCTCCGCGACCTCCACAACCTCTACTGGGTGATCACGAAGATAATCGCGGTGAAATCTTGATCCTTTTTGGGTGTAGTGCGTCCCAGTCTCGTCCGTAAATCTAACTAATTCAGCCATTTCACTCCATCAAATCGGTGGCATACCGCACAACTGCCACAATATACGAATCTGAGCGATTACCACGAACAGGTCTGCGCGTTCTTGGTGTGCCCCTAACCTGAACAGTTTGGCCTATTTTCACCAAGTCAGCCACGCTCGCGGGCCCATCAAACCGCCAAACATCTTCCCGGCCAGTAACAACGCCCGGGTCAAGCAAAAGCAGCAATTCGGTGAGCGCCCCCGTAGCCGAAGGCTCATCCGTGCGCCGCTCGATCGCTGCAACCTGAAGCAGCCCCCGCCAAGGGACCTCCGTGACCGATCCTGGTCTATTGTTCCCGGTTGAGGGATCGACAGAGGGAGTACCCCGGCGGAGGAGCGTCCAGCTCTCGGGAAGCATTATTCCGGCCGAACCGGAATAGTAGAAATCGAGAACGCTACGGCTCCCGACCCAGCGGACGGAATGTACGCCAGATCATCTAATTCAGCCTCAGTGAAGAATACACCCGACTCATCCGCTTTATCTGTGTTATATGTGGTTCGGATTTCGGGGTATTCTTCGGACTTAATTCTCCGGCCGACCCTAGAGAAATCTAACGCCCGGATAACCGCAGAGACCATCGCGCCTTTGACCAAATCAGGATCAAGCGCTGTGACCGGTCTAGGGTCTGTGGTCCAGTCAGCTACACGAGCATCAAGATCGGGCACCAGACGCCGCAGCCGGGCGCTGGCATAGATGATCAAGTCATCCACCTGCAGCGTCTCTGGTGAGACTAGAGTCTGTCCTAGTCTCACCTCGACATCAGCGCGAACGATCAGCGGCGCCATGGTGCCTTACGCGAACAGGCCGCGAACGACGCCGTGAGCAGCCTGGTTGCCGTACTTCAGGCCGATCTCGCCGTAGATCTGGGTGCGGTCCGCTGCGCCGGTCTTGGCAAGCTCTTCCTCGAAGAGAACGCCCTTCCCGGGGATGTTCAGGAATACTGGGTCGATCTGCTCAAGCGAAACCACGACCACCGCGTCGGCCGGAAGAACCCGGTCGACAACAATGTTCAGGGTGCCGAAGTCGGTCACGATGGTGTCCATGTCGACACCTCCGACGTTCCGGGTCCCGCCCATGATGCCGGCGGTGCTGGAATACGCGGTGGAGTACGCCTTGGAGATGGCGCGTTTCTGGCCGGAAGGCACGAACAGGGTCGCGGTGCCCTGCTCCGTGATCCCGCCGTTATCAAACACACTCTGGAGCAGCGCGCCGATGGTGTCCGGTGTGACAAAGCTGCTGGGGGTCGTGCTGACAACCGTGGCGTGCATCTCATAGAAAGCGATGCCCGTAGCGGTACCAACCGCGATGGCCGCGCCACCACTAGTAGCAGAAACCTTGAACGACGCCGTGGTCGAGTTGGACTGCACGTAGTACGCGCGGCCGGGAACAATCGTGGTAGACGCGCCCACTGCCGTGAAAACGACCTTGTCACCATTAGCAGCGACAAGCGAGTGTGTAACCGTGATCGTGTCTGTAGCCGACGTCGCACCGGTACGGAGAACCGAACCCGGGGCGACCTGGGCATTCGACGTCAGCGCACCCAGAAGACCCTGAGTCGCGCGGGCCGTGGTGTTGTCGGTCGGCTTGACCTTCGTGCCGTTCCAGAACGTGTAGTTGACATCGCGGGCGATCTGCTTGAGCGCCTGCATGATCTGCCAAGAGTGCTCATTTACCACAGGATTAGGCTCGCCCGAGCTTGAGAAGAATGGAGCACCCGTGACCGTGTTGTACTGGCCACTCGCAGCGGCCTTGGTGTACGAGGTCTGCACCGACTCGTGGAAAATCTGCACCACGTTCTCGACGTTCGCGCGCACGCGCTCTTCCGCTGTCGGGGCGTCAGCGCCCTCTAGACGGGGGCGGCTGGCCGCGTCCCGCAAGTCGTACGTCTGCCATTCAAAAGCGGTCGAGTCAGTCTGTGCTCCGCCGCCCAGCCCACCAGCCGCAGAAAGCAGCGGGGTGTCGGACGGTGTAAGGGCAAAAAGCTCCCCGTGAAAGTTAGGGAGATTAAAGGTTGTGCCCAACCCTGTAATACCGGACATAATATAGCCCTCCTAAGGCTTATTTAGATGCCCGTTGCTGGGCAGATTGCTGCTCTTTAAGCGCAATAACTCGTGTAAAGTTACGCGCTTTCTGGGCGGCGGCGATTTCATCGTTGATATTGGGGGTGTTCGCGGAGCGACCCTCGCCCGGCACATAAGCGCCGGACTTTGGCTTGGCAGCCGCGGCTCGTTCTGAGAGTCGCGTGGCCTGTTTAGTGAGTGATTCTTCGTCACTACCTGTAAGAAAGAGTTCAGCATCCTCGTCGGACACCTGGAATTTAGCTGCAATCCGGTAACGGATTGCCTCGCCTCGCGCTGATGCGGCTTCTTTCTCCAGTTCAGCAAGCCGCTTGGACTGCTTCTCTGTGTCAGATAGCTGCGCATCCTCAAACGCCTTGACCCTCGCGACCAATTCAGCATTTGCCTTGGCAAGAGCTTTCTTCTCTGCTCTCTCAGCAATGAGTGCCTTTTTACCAGCATCCCCGAGGGTTTCGTCCCCCGTTTTTGGCGCGTCCTGTGCGGCATTTTCAACCGCCGCCGTTGGGGCATCCTCTACCACAACATCCGCGCCGGATTTTTCTACTGGATCACTCACTTTAACTCCCCCATCGCAGGGTAAATCCGCTCAGCCTCGCGCCGAGCAGGAAGTCTATTTCGTAACTGGCTTGGCCACCGGTACCGGAGGCATCTTGGCTTTCTCAGCTAGCGCACGGGCAATCGTGGTCTGGTCCCAGCCGAGCTGCTCAAGCGCGGTCGGCGATTCTGCCATCCAAGGGAAAGCCTGCACCGTCTTGAGCACGGCGTCGGCCGCTGACGACCTAGATGGCGTCTTAGGATCGCGCCACTTGGCCGTAAGCTTGCGCCACTCGGACGGCATGTCCATGCGGTTCTCGCGCAGCTGAAGGCCCGTACGGACCGCGCTAGCCCACGCGTAGCCGAATACCGTGTCAGCATCCTCAGCCTCGTTGATAAGCTCTTCTTTGGCCGCGTCGATAGCCTCGGCTGACGATGGGTTGTCTTGCACGATACCTAGCGACCCTACCGGGAGATTCGTCTCGCCGGCGAAGCGTGTCGCGGCGGAGCGGAGATGCGCGAAGTGGGGCTCCATCGACTGCTGCGAAAACTGGCCGACAGTGGGAACGTTGCCGTCCTCGTCGCGGGACATCGCCAGCATTTGTCCCATGATGGCTTCCCAGCCCGTACGAACGCGTCCATCGACGCCCTCGAAAGCATCGGGATCCGCGCCGAGTATGTAGCGCTGCGGCGAAGAGAAGAACTCGGCAGAAACCTCAGCGCGAAGCACCGTGCGTACAGCTTCGTCGGTGATGGACATGACCGCACGCGAGATCCTCGACGACCCGGCCCAGCGGTCGAGACGCGGCTTGTAAACCAGCACCTCGACCGGAACGCGGCCCAGCGAGTGGGGGGTGCGCACAACCTGCCACGCGCCGCGGTCATCCGTGTACACTTCGATAACCTGGTCGGGCAAGTACATAATCAGATCGGTCTTGACCAGATCGACCGTCAGCTGCTGCCGATACGAAATAATCGAAAGCGCCGCATCCAGCCGGCGGGAGCGCGGGTTCCACAGCGCCGTAGCCGACAGGGCAGAGCGCGCGGTGATGAGAACCTCTGGCTCGCCAACGGACGTGTCGCCGAGTGTCGTGGCGATGAACGCACACGAATGGATCAGCGCGGAGGTGTGCGCTTGTGGCGCCTCGATCTCCATGCGGTTGTCCGCCCACATCTCGTCAATGCCGAGAGACTCGGTATCCAAGTTGGGCACAACAAAACCGTCCAGCTTGCACCTACGGGACAGCGAATCCACGGCCTTAGCGGGCCAGCCCAAAACTGTCTCATATTGCTTCATCTGCGGCGGAATCGAAATCTCATAGTCCTTTAGGACGTTCAGAGAATCGTAATACCGCGACCGCAGAAGGTTACGGCCCATCTTCCACTTGTACTGGTGGATGAGCCGATCTAATATATTCTGTTCCTGGTGCGTCAGGTCGGGCACTCGCGGGGACCCCAGAATGGTATCAACCAGCATTAAAGGACCAATACCTTCCGATTTTTGGGGCGGCGTTTAGGGCGCCCAACCATGAATCCGTACAAAGCTAATGCCGCGGACACGACCGGCGTGATATCCGCCGCAGAATCGCGGCGGCTGAGAATCCAAGAATCCCCTGAGGGCCGGCGGCGCGCCACATCCAGCGCCACATTCAAAACCGGCTGATTCAGGTGCCGTATGTTTCCAGCAACAGCCAGATTCTTAAACGCCAGCGAGGCCACGGCGAACTCAGCCGTTCCTACAACCATGACTGGAATCTTATCGTCTAGTTCTGGTAGCAGCGCAGCGGCGGGGCCGTTAGCCGCCAGCGCGCACGGTTGCCACTGTGCGACAAGCGCTCGTATCCTGTCAGAGACCCAATCCGTGCCCGGGCTGTTATCCACGACTTCGACATGATACTTGCCGTCTTTACGTGTGCCCGCTACCGAGATGGAGGCCCGCTCGCCGTCTGAATCTACATCGACCGCGAAAGCGACCGGGTCGGTAACCTCCGACGACCCGTCGGCTCCCCGAGCCCACACCGCCGCTGGAATAATGGCGGTCGAGGCTCCCGCGCCCCACATGCCCAGACGCTCGCGTGAGAAGCCCTCATCAGAGAAGCTCGCGCGCTCGTCCTCTAATGTGTCCCACGCGAGCCGGTATCCGAGGGCGGGGTTAACACTCGCCCAGTTGCGCCGGTCATCGAGGTCGATTTCATCATCGACCGATTTCGACTGGCAAGACCATTCCAGCCACGCGAGACGAAGATCATCCCCAGCGTTGCCGTTGGTCCGTATGCGGGTAAACACTTCGCCTGTGGCTTTTGGGCCAGGCGGCGTACCCGTGAATATATGTTGGTAGTTGGGCGAGGCTGAGGTGGTGAAGCCCAGCGCTTCTAGCGACTCTTCCGAGAGTTCCTGCGCCTCATCCATGACGAGGATGTCTACCGAGAAGCCGCGGCCTGAGCCCTTGGACCGGGCTACGAACTCAACCGATCCACCGTTGTGCAACACAACGGCTTCCTGGCCGTTGGTCTTTCGTATCTCTTTGACCATCGCGGCCAGCTCAGGGTGGTTCTTACCGTCCTCGAAGAACGAAGCCAGGCGAAGGAAAGCTTTGCGCGCGGTCTTAACCTCGTGCGCCGTGTGCAAGAATTTCTCACCCAGGGTGATCATCCCGTACAGCTCGCGCATCTCGATGACGCCGTTCTTGCCGTTCTGACGGGGGACGGCCAGCCCGCAGCGAGACGCGGCCCACTTACCGTCAGCTCGCATCCCGAGCCAGGATTCTAAGACCAGCTCTTGCCACGGGTCGGGCGGTAAGCCGTACGACTGAGCTAGAAAAACAGCATCAGTGAAATCATTGGAGCTAGCGCGCGGGACGTTCCTTACGCGGGGCACTTGCGCCCCGACCGCGACGCCGCTTGTCAAGCTCATCTAGTGGCGTCCCCACTGTCTTGGGAGGCGCTAGTGCCTCTATTTGAATTAAAACGTCCGACAGTTGTTTTGACAGAGCTGCGACCTCGCCTGGGCGGGTCTCACGGGACGTTATAGCTGTGATCAGGACATCGCGCAGCGCCGCCAGATCGGTCAGCCGGGGGCCGGCGGCTATGGTCTCGCGGAAGTCGCTCAAAATGGCTCCTACGGGGCGCAAATTAGGGGTTGTACCTGCGGGTTTAGTGTGTTACACTCCCGACAATGACCGGGGGGGTATCTTGGCCCAG